TTCAGATTTTGGTTATCCAAGAATGATAGGTTCATCACATAGTATTAGAACTAATAATGGTTCAAATTTAACTATAAGAAGTGCAAGATATTTACAAAATGCAAGAATACAAGGAATAAGTTTTTTTCCTAATTCAAGTAATAATTATTTAACAGGCTCAACTATTTCAATGTATGGAGTTAAATCATAATGTCTAACGAACAATACCAAGTATCAGTAGAAGAAGAATTTAATTTATCATTAAATAGATTAAGAAACGAAAGAAATAATTTACTTGCAGAAACAGATTATTTAGCATTATCAGATAATACAATGTCATCTGAGATGACTACTTATAGACAAAATTTAAGAGATATAACAAATGGATTAACAACAGTTGAAGATATAGAAGCTGTTGTATTTCCTACTAAACCATAATGATTTTAGATATGCAATACTGGGATAAGGTTAATGGTACTACTAACTGGGAAGATGCTATTGCTAAAGTTAAATTAGATAATCCTAAAGAATAATGCCTAAAAAACTGACCTCAAAACAGTACGCTGACGTAGCTACTGGGGTTAGGCTTTCATCACATGAGAAACTTTGTGCTGAACGAATGAATAATATTCTTAAATCAATAGAAGAAATGAAACGAGAAATTAAGTCGTTAAGACAAGATGTTTCTATGGGTAAAGGTGGACTAAAAGTTATCCTTGCTATTGGAACACTTGTAGTTGGAATTATAGGGTTTTTTACTTTCGATGGCTAAGAAAGCAAAGAGTTTTGTACCCCACGAAAGAAAACCAAAAAAAACAAGCCAAGCTACTAATCCTAGTAGAATTAAATGGAGCTCTATGAACAAATCAAAAAGAAGACAACACAAAAAGTGATAAAAGTAGCTTTATTTATGATTATATGTTCGGGATTAGCTAACGAATGTATGCCTCCTTACGAAGTGGCTATATTACAAGATCATAATGATTGCATGAAAAGAGGTTATTCTGAAAGCTCAAGAGTAATAAATGAAATAGGACAAGAAGAAACAAACAAAAACTTAATTTACATAAAATTTATTTGTAAACCAACATCAATAACGGAGAGTTAAATGGCAAGACGAGGATTATACGCAAATATGAACGCTAGGAAAAAAGCAGGAACTTCTAGATCTAAATCTAAAAGCACAGTTTCTCCTAAAGCCTACGCACGAATGAAAGCAGGTTTCCCTAAAAAGAAAACAGCATATGGCTAGAGATTACAAAAAAGAATACCGAGAATATCAAGGTACTTCTCAACAAAAGAAAAACCGTGCTAAACGAAATTCTGCGAGAAGAAAGCTTATGGCAGAAGGTGCTGTTCACAAAGGTGATGGTAAAGACGTAGATCACAGAGATGGTAACCCTCAAAATAATGTTAGAGCAAACCTAAGAGTAACTTCAAGAAAACTAAACAGAGGTAAATATCGTGTGGCTTAGTGCAATAAAATTAGCAATGAATGCAGGTACTCATATCTACAAGAAAAAACAAGAAACTAAAATGCGTATGGCAGATGCTCAAGCATCTCACGCAGAAAAAATGGCTAAAGGCGAAATTGAATACTCAGGAAAATTACTAGAGGCAAGACAATCAGATTGGAAGGACGAGGCCGTTTTGATAATTTTAACATTGCCAATTTTAGTAATTGCGTGGGGTGTATTTAGTGATGACCCAAACGCATCTCAAAAAATAAAAGAGTTCTTTGATCAATTCCAACAACTCCCGTCATGGTTCACAAATCTTTGGATCCTTGTCGTGGCATCGATATATGGAATCAAAGGAACACAAATATTTAAGGGAGGAAAAAAATAATGTTTAATTTAATAAAATTTAAACTTTTAAATTGGTGGGATAAAGAGTGTAAAAAAATAGAAGAACTTTGGACTTTTAAATATCCTAAACCAAAAAAAATAAAAAAAGTTAAATCTCCAGACAAAAGAATAAACTTTCCTTTAGAAGAAAATACTTGCCCAACTTGTCACAAAGATTTTGGCTGTGTATGTGATGACTAAAAAAACTAACACAGCTTTAATTACGTTACTTGGTACAATACTTTTGGGTTTATCAACTTATGTATTAATAACTATTGTTGAATTACAGGTTCATGTAGGAATGTTAACAGAAGAAATTATGTCAATTGATAAACAAATAGGAAGAATTTATAACCACATGGACAGATTAACTAAATGACTTTAAAAGCACATCAATCTCCAAGTGGTGGATTGAACGCAAGAGGTAGAGCTTACTTTAATCGTAAAGATGGTTCTAACTTAAAAGCTCCTACTAAAGATAAAAAATCTAAAAGACGTAAATCATTCTGTGCTCGCATGAGTGGAGTTCGTGGTCGTATGACTGATGAGAAAGGAAGACCAACAAGAAAAGCTTTAGCTTTGAGAAAATGGGATTGTTAAATAATTATGAGTGAAAATAATACAACAGAGAAAAAACTAGGAGAATTGCATCAGCAATTAACTGAAAAATTACTAGAAAAAGTAAGGGATCCAGAAGTTAAATCTGCGGATCTAAATGTCGCTAGACAGTTCTTAAAGGATAACAACATAGATTGTATGCCTACCGAGAATAACTCTATGTCAAAACTAGCTGAGGAGCTCCCATTTAAGCTCTCTGACGTTATACAAGGCAAAGACGACTATAAACAATAAAGAGGAATCTCTGGCCATCTGTGGCTGATTAAAAGGTATAAAATGAAAGAAGTAACCCAAGATTTCAGGAACTTCCTGTATCTAGCTTGGAGACATTTGTCTCTGCCTAGTCCTACCCCCGTGCAATTTGATATAGCTGATTACTTACAAAATGCACCTAGAAGGGCTGTTATTCAAGCATTTAGAGGTATTGGTAAGTCATGGATATGTAGTGCGTTTGTATGTTGGAACTTGTTGAGAGATCCACAATTAAAGTTTCTTGTGGTGTCAGCAAGTAAAACAAGAGCCGATGATTTCAGTACATTTACAAAAAGACTAATTACTGAAATGGACATATTAAAGCACCTTACACCTAGAGCAGACCAAAGGGGAAGTAATGTTTCTTTTGATGTGGCCTTAGCGAAAGCCGCTCATTCTCCATCAGTTAAGTCAGTTGGTATCACAGGACAACTAACAGGTAGTAGAGCAAACTTTATTATATCTGATGACTGCGAAAGTTTAAATAATAGTTTAACCCAAACTATGAGAGACAAACTAACTGACAATGTTAAAGAGTTTGAAGCTGTCTTATCTCCACAGGGTAAAATCATATTCTTAGGTACCCCACAATCAGATATGTCCGTATATAATGATTTAGGAAGTAGAGGATATGAAACTAGAATATGGACAGCTCGTATGCCTGAGCGTACTAAGATGGTTAGGTATGATGGAAAATTATCACCATACATTATTAAACAAGAGCTAGATGAATATGAACCAATAGATCCTAAAAGATTTGATGATTTAGATTTAAAAGAACGTGAGGCTAGTTATGGTCGTTCTGGTTTTGCTTTACAGTTCATGTTAGATACAACTTTATCTGACAAAGAAAGATACCCTCTTAAGTTAAGTGATTTAGTAGTAATGGATATTAATAATGACATAGCACCAGTTAAAGTTGCTTGGGCTGGAAGTCCTGAGTATGCTTGTGAAGATTTACCCTCAGTAGGTTTTACTGGAGATAAATACTACAAGCCTATGTTTAAATCAGAAGACTTTGGAGAATACAAAGGATCTGTAATGGCCATTGATCCTGCGGGTAGGGGTCAAGATGAATTGGGAGTTGCCATCGTAAAACAATTAGGTGGTAATCTATACGTGCAAAGTTGCATGGGGCTTAGTGGTGGGTACACAGAAAGTAATCTAACTAAGATTGCTACAATGGCAAGAGATGCTAAAGTTAACATGATTATAGTTGAGAGTAACTTTGGTGACGGTATGTTTACTCAACTATTAAAACCTGTAGTCCAAAGGTACTACCCTTGTACTATAGAAGAAGTTAATCATACTAAACAAAAAGAATTAAGGATAATTGATACTTTGGAACCTGTGATGAACCAACATAGGTTGGTTGTAAGTCCACAGTTAATAAGACAAGACTTTGATACTAAGGATCCTAACTACCAATTATTCTACCAACTAACTAGAGTAACTAAAGACAGAGGTTCATTAAGGAATGATGACCGACTAGATGTCTTATCAATTGCTGTAGCCTATTGGGTTGAACAGATGGCAGTAGACAGTGAGAAAGAAGTTATTAGTCATAGAGATGATCTCTTGAGGAAAGACCTAGAGAGTTTCTTAGATGGTACTCTAGGACGTAAACCAAGAGGCGACACTTGGATATAAGACAATCAGGGCTACAACTAATACTAGATAAAGCCCTATAGTATATACTTATGTATACTTATAGTATTATATCTATAAGTATTATTAGTAGTATATACACTATTAGATAACACATATGTATATTCACTAGGTATACACAGTGGAGAAGTAGAACTAGATGTTGTAGTAGACAAGACTACCGACATACTTTTGCAAGAAACCTTAAATAAGCTATATTTGGCGTAAGGTCTTAGCGACAGAGTTAGTCGCTGACATATTTATAGTATTGATGTCAATACTTTTGTTGCAAAAATATGAATGGGTATCTTGATTACATTAACTATCAAAAAACCCCCGTACAACCAAAGGTTGTACTTTAAGAAAAGCCGTCAAAAAGTGACAATTAGCAACAGATCACACAAAGGATATAACATCTTTAGTGTTTATTATTGGTATTGGTGGTTTTTATTGGTGGTGGGTTGTTTAAGTGACA